TACGGTGGTCGCCGAATTGGTTCGCAACTCACTGGTGGTGTCGATCTTTCGATCCCAGATGTGGGTCTAACTTCCAATGACGGTTCATACCGTGCTGGTGCTTATGACTTGGCTAACGGCTACAGCACCCCAACGGGTACTTTGGCAGTTGCTGCTGGGCTCCTCACTGAGCTTACCGCTGAAACCGAGATTCGTGCTCTGACCGCTTCGGCTAACGCTGATTTGTTCAAGCGCATCGAGTATGATGCAGACCTCTTGGGTCAAACTGACACCGACAAGATTGGTGTTATTCGTGTTGAAGTCACGACTATTAAGGATGATCTTAACTTTGATAACCTTACGACCGTTGACCTTGACAACAGTGACCTTGCAACGACTGCAACCCGAGTTGTTCGCCGTTTGACGCAGCACTCTGCTTCGTCCGATGGTAGTCACTACCTTACTATGGTTGTCCATGGTAATAGTGCGTTGAACGTTGGTAACATTGCTGGCGTTTCAGGTACTCTCTTCTTCGGAAGAAAAGATAAGTTTGCTGCTGGTGGCGCTACTGGCGCTGTCGTCGGTGCTGAAGGCTGGGGCTTGGAACTTGGTGGCGATCTTGGTGTCAATGACACCATCCCAGAGATCGACATTAAGGTTGACAGCGTTGCTGTTACCGCCATGACTCGTAAGTTGAAAGCTAAGTGGACCCCAGAGCTTGCTCAGGACCTCAATGCTTATCATAACCTCGACGCTGAGGTTGAGCTTACTAGCGTTCTTTCGGAGCAAGTTGCTCTTGAGATCGATCAAGAAATTCTTAACGATCTTGTACAAGGCGCAACTGGTGGCACTCTTTACTGGAGTCGTCGCCCTGGTCGTTTCCTCGACCGTGAAAGTGGTGCAGACATTACTTCGGCTACCGCTCCTCCCGACTTTACGGGTACCGTGAGCGAGTGGTACGAGACGTTGATGGAAACCATCAATGATGTCAGTGCTCGTATTCATCGTAAGACCCTTCGTGGCGGTGCAAACTTTATTGTTTGCTCACCAGAGGTCGCCAGCATTCTTGAGTTCACCGCTGGATTCCGTGCAGCAGTCGCCGTTGACGACGAAGGCGGATCGTGGGGCGCTCAAAACGTTGGTTCGCTAAGCAAGAAGATGGACGTTTACGTCGATCCTTACTTCCCTCGTGGGTTGATTTTGGTCGGTCGTAAGGGTAACAGCTTCCTTGAAAGCGGCTATGTGTACGCACCTTATGTGCCACTACAAGTCACGCCTACCATCTTTAATCCCGATACATTCGCACCTACCAAGGCTGTGATGACTCGGTATGCTAAGCAGATGGTACGCTCAGACATGTACGGTCTTGTTATCTGCCGTGATCTAGTCAACTAATAGTAGGCTAGTCAGATGATGACTCAGGAACCCCGCCCTTGTGGCGGGGTTTTCTGTTTTTATAGGACAAGTTAACATAAAGGCAAACTAGTTAGTAAAGGTTACTCCTTCAATACTTGGAGACTATTCATATTATGGTAGCAAGAGATTTAAGTCCAATCAGTACCACGAACGCAAAAGTTTTGCCAATAACGGGTACACATCAAAATGTAGCTAGTTCTTTAGCTATTGGTGTTTACAGCGGATCTGCTGAATTTGTTAGTGGCGCAGTTGACCAAGTAGGTTATGTGTTTAATAAATTAGGTGGTAACATCTTAGATATTGAATTGCAAGAAAGAAATGTTTATCAAGCATACGAGGAGTCGTGTCTTGAATACTCTTACATTCTTAATACGCATCAAGCTAAGAACGTTCTTTCAGATATGCTCGGTGGAGCTACTGGTTCTTTTGACGAAGACGGAGAGTTTACCTCTTATAGGGGCGATACTAATATTAAGCCTAACTTAAAGTTCCCACGATTTACTCTTGAAGCCCCAAGACACATGGCAGAAGCTGTTGGTGTCCTCGCTGGGGTTGGTGGACACCAGTCCGCCTATTCAGCATCATTTGATACAATTGATGATCAGCAGGATTATGATTTGCAGCAATTAATTTATTCGGCATCAACGGACTCAGGCTCTAGGTTTCATAACCAAGTTGGAAATAACAAGGTTATTATTGAAAAAGTATATTATAAAACACCTGCTGCTGCTTGGCGATTCTTTGGTGGGGGCACATACGGTATCGTTGGCAACTTGTCAACTTATGGTATGTATTCGGACGATAGCACATTTCAGCTAGTCCCAGTATGGCAAAATAAACTACAAGCAAATGCTTATGAGGACAATCTAAAGGTTAGAGGGTCCCACTACTCATATGAGCTTAGAAACAATAAATTAAGGATTTACCCAGCACCTAAAGACGGAATTGCACCAAACTCCTTCTGGGTTAAGTTTAGGCTTCCTGAAGAGAACTATGACGAAGAGAATGATCGAAAGTATGGTGCGGATGGAATTAATAACATGAATACGTTACCATTTCCGAACGTCCCTTACAACAGAATTAACTCAATAGGAAAGCAGTGGATTAGAAGGTTTGCACTAGCTCTTTGTAAAGAGACGTTGGGGCAAGTTAGGTCAAAACTGGGCAGTATTCCAATCCCTGGTAATGATATAACGCTAAACGGTTCTGCCCTTATTAGTGAGGGGAAAGAAGAGCAAAATGCCCTTAGAGAAGAATTGAAGACAGTGCTTGATGAAATGACGTATTCCAAACTTGCGGAAAGTGACGCTGCCTTCCAGAACTCGCTTGGCGATACTCTTAAGGTTATTCCACATGGTATTTATGTGGGGTAGTTTAAATGTCTGATTCCACAAAGTCAAAGCCTGATAACAAATGGACACAACCCGTTGCTCCTCCGCCACCCATGTTTGTTGGGGAAAAAGAGCGTGATCTCGTCAAACAAATTAATGATGAGATTATTGAAAATGTTGTAGGTCAGCAGATTCTTTATTTTCCAATTGATATGGAGGCTTCTAACTTTCATTCCTTATATGGGGAGGCGATTAAGAAAACTTTCTTACCCCCAATTCGTATATATGCCTTAGTAACTTGGGAGGGCTCAAACCAGACCAGTGAGAAATATGGTATTGATAGGGTTGCAAACATAACTGTACACTTCCATCAGCGTAGATTAACTGAAGATCAAGATTTGTTTGCCCGCATTGGTGATTATGTGCAGTATGAAAAGCAACATTATGAAATTGTTAAGTTGTCTCAACCTAGAAGACTCTTTGGGCAAGACAACAAGCAAGTTGAGATTGTAGCCACCTGTAGAAAAGCAAGGGAGGGATTATTCGATGCCTCGTAGAACTAAGACAAATGAGTTAACAGAAACCCAACTACCAATCAATCCCTCAAGAATCGAGGATATTGATTTTGCAATGTTCAAATATCTTGATGAAATTTTAGATATTCATTGTGATACAAACAAGGGGTTTAAAAAAGTCCCTGTGCTTTTTTCTACACAAGAGCGAGCGCACATGATAAAGAACAATGTAAATCTTAGAGATAATAACACAACATTAATTTATCCTTTGATTTCCCTAGAGAGAACGTCTGTATCAAAAGATCCAGGCAAGCGTGGGTTATACCATGGTAACGTCCCAGGGATTAATGATGAAAAGGGTGGATCAATTACTATTGCCAGAAGGGTGAAACAAAGTAAAACTTCGCTCAGAGCTAACGCTGACTCAATCAGAAGAAGCTTGTCTGGTGCTGATAAGGCTCGCAAAACATTTCCAAGAGAAAATAGCAAGATTGTATATGAAGTCATTTCAATACCTCAGCCAGTCTATATTGATGTTTCTTACACCGTATCAATAACAACTGAATATGTCCAACAGATGAATCAAATCCTAGCGCCTATTATAACAGATAGAGGTGCAATTAATAGTTTCTTTATCTCCCATGAGGGCAACAGGTATGAAGCGTTTGTAGACGCTAGTTTCTCGTTGGCAAACAATGCAGCCTCTCTGGGAGAGGACGAGAGGCTTTTCAAAACTGACGTGACAATCAATGTGCTTGGTTATATTATTGGTGGAGACAAAAACCAAGACAAACCTAACATTGTTATCAGGGAGTCGGCAGCAGAAATTGTATTCCAAAACGAGCGTGCTCTACTAGAGGAAGAAGTAGAGTTTGTGCAGAAGGTAGAGCTTGAAAGTGGCGTATTCAGACTAGCGGATCAAGTCCGTTCAAGTAAGAAGATAATTCCCCGTAAAATTAAACCATTCGGAAAACCATAATACAGGGGGGAGTTTGCAATATCAAGCAACTATTTACTAAGGAACAACACTGGCGCTTACGCTGAAGTGTAACTCGTCTTAGAGGAGAAAAGTTTAATGGCTGAAAGAAAGTTTAAGTTTGTGTCTCCCGGCGTTTTCATCAACGAGATTGACAACTCGGAGATCCCAAGAGAACCCGGAGCGATTGGACCCCTAGTTATTGGTCGATTACCAAAAGGTCCAGCTATGACACCTGTCAGAGTTGAATCTTTTGCAGAATTTGTTGATGTATTCGGGGCACCGGTCCCTGGTGGTCGTAGTGGCGACGTTTGGCGTGAAGGTAACATGACCTCGCCAACTTACGCTGCATACGCCGCACAAGCTTGGTTAAGAAACAATCCTACGTTAAATGTTGTCCGTGTGTTGGGGGAAGAAGATCCTAACGCAACAGAGGCAAACGGCGGACTAGCTGGGTATAAATTTGGTGCAGTTGGCACTGGAGATGATACTGACGGCGGCGCTTGGGGACTATTTGTTTGGCCATCGTCTTCTGGTCACGGCGACGCTGTACCAGACCTAACGGGTACACTAGCGGCTATTTTCTACTGTGTGGATGATGATACAGCCGGTGGGCGTGTTATCCTTTCGGGTACGACGGCTAACGGGCAGCAGACCCAGAGTCGTGGCTGCACTTTGATTAAGAGTGACTCAAATGGCGAGTTTGTTGCTAGTATTACCGCTGGTGGTAGCGAAGTTGATAAGGTTAGGTTCAACTTTAACCCCAATAGTGATCGATTCGTTCGCAAGGTGTTTAATACTGACCCAACTTTGGCGAACAGCGCCATTTCGACGGCTAAGTTCCCTGGAACAACGACAAATATTAACTATTTCCTAGGGGAGACCTTTGAAAGACATGTTAATCAAACAGATTTTGCTGAATTAGCTGTCACTGGTGCAGTTCAGACTGCTGGCACCTTGATTGGTGCAGTGATGCCACTTCGGAACGACCAAAACACTGAGCAAGAGCAAGCAGACCAACGACAGGCAGCCTCTAAGGCTTCAACTGGTTGGTTTATTTCTCAGGATCTAGGCTCAAACACTACTGGCTATAAGCCTGAGAATATGCAGAAGCTATTTAGGTTTGAGGCTGTCTCTGCTGGCG